TACAGCGAAGACTGAGCCGACGACGACTGAGGAGCCGCCTTCGTCATTCACGGTTCCGGTCGCTACCACAACCGGTCCTGACCTCACCGCTACAGCGAAGACTGAGCCGACGACGACTGAGGAGCCGCCTTCGTCATTCACGGTTCCGGTCGCTACCACAACCGGTCCTGACCTCACCGCTACAGCGAAGACTGAGCCGACGACGACTGAGGAGCCGACCTCGGCATTCACGGTTCCGGTCGCTACCACAACCGGTCCTGACCTCACCGCTACAGCGAAGACTGAGCCGACGACGACTGAGGACAAGCCTCTCTCTGTAAACATGACGGACATCGGCAACGTCATCAACAGCGACGACTTCCAGAAAACTGTCGCGGAAGAAGAAGCTAACACCAAGAAGAAGAAGTCTACACTCGATAAGATCACGGATTACGCAGAACTTGCTGCCCTCGCTCTTGGTCTGCTGCCAAAAGGCGGTGGTGGAAGCGGCAGCACAGGCCGTTACTCATCCGGCAAAGGCGCGCTCAACCCGATCTTCTCGGCCAAGCTGCCCACGCCCGGCACTGCTGGCGCGTACACGGTCGGCGGCCTTGGCGGCACGGCTGGCTCGAACGCGCCGGACGCACGGCCCACAACGGACTGGTACCGCTACGGCATGGGTCCGGCGATGGACATCCCCGCAGGCACAGACCTGAGCAAGGCCACGTCGCCCTACGCAGGCTACGGCCCCGGCACGCTGGGCGAGGAGACCTACAAGCAGGTCACGGGCATGTCGCATGGCGGCCCGATGGGCTATTCGCGCGGCTCGTCCCGTGAGAGCTTCGCAGTCGAAGGCCCCGGCACTGGCCGCAGCGATGATATTCCTGCGGTGCTTTCCGACGGCGAGTATGTTATCGACGCCGAGACGGTCGCGCTGCTTGGCGACGGATCGTCCCGCGCGGGTGCGAAGAAACTTGATGATCTGCGGGTCAAGATCCGCAAGCACAAGGGCAAGAATTTGGCTAAGGGTAAGTTCAGCGTAGATGCGAAACACCCTGAGGCGTACATGTTTGGAGGACGTATCTAATGGCCGATGTCACATCCTTTATGTCCGAGGGCCAGCCTATCCCCGCTGGCTCCGCACTGACCGACATCACCAAGCAGACCATTCTGCCTGACTGGTACTCAAACTATGGCATGGACATCATCGCCAACCAGCGGACGGCGTCGGCGATGCCGTACCAAGAGTATGTCGACAAGTCGGGCAAGCCGATCCCGCGCGTCGCGGACTTCGCGCCTGACCAGCAGGCAGGCTTCCAAGCCACCCGCAACGGCGCGTTCTCCTTCCGCCCCGAACTCGGCACCGCTGTAAGCAAGACGCAGGACATCTTTGGCCGCTCGGGCATGGGCGTCGCGGAGCCGTCCTTCCAGCAGTCGGGCCAGTACACGGCGCAGAGCACGACGCCCACGGGTCTCAGCATGGCGCAGCCCTATCTGGGGCAGGCCGGACAGACGTCGGTGCAGAACATCGGCCAGTACATGAACCCGTACACCGAGCAGGTCGTCAACCGCCTTGGTGCACTGGGCGCACGCACGCTGCAAGAGCAGCTCCTCCCCGCGATCAGCGATCAGATGATCGCAGCCGGTCAGTTCGGCGGCACGCGGCAGGCTGAGCTGACGGGTCGCGCCATCCGCGACACGATGGAGGGCATCTCCGCGCAGCAGGCGCAGGCGCTCCAGCAGGGCTTCACAACGGCGGCTGGACTGTCTCAGGCCGACCTCGAGCGGCAGGCGCAGCTTGCGTCGACGGCTGGCGGCTTGGGCTTCCAGCAGCAGGGCGCTCTGGCGCAGGCTGGTCAGCAGATGGGCGCTCTCGGCGGCCAGATGGCGAACGTATACGGCGCAGACACCTCGAACATTCTCAGCGCAGCCGGTCAGCTTGGCGACCTCGCCCAACAGCGCCAGCAGCAAGAGCTGACAGGCGCAGGCGCGCTTCAGCAGATTGGCGCTCAGCAGCAGGCACTGGCTCAGAAGAACCTCGACATCGCCCGCGAAGACTTCCTCGCACGCAATGCCGACCCGCAGCAGAAGATCGACGCGATGGTGCGGACGATGCAGGGTGTGGCTGGCGGCGTGCCGACGGGGACGCAGGAGTACGGCATCCAACCGACGTCGTACCGGCCAGAGTACCCCGCCTCGACGGCGTCACAGATCGCGAGCGGTCTGACGGGCGCAGCAGGCCTCGTGAAAGAGATTGCGAATATCGTCGGGTAGTGTTGCTCTTGTGCGATAATCAGGTAGAATTTGATCAGCGGAGTTGGTGGCATGTTTGATGATGAAGAGACCATCGGGGGTCTAGCTGCGGCGGAGCAGGGCGACGAAGCCGCCTTGGACTACCAGAACCCTGCCGACGTCGCACGTCTCATCCAGACGCAGGTCCAGAACCGCGAGAAGTATTTCAACGATCTGGCCGAGCAACTGAAGGCCAAGCGCTACGGCCCGTCGGCCTCTGAGCGCCTGTTCGCCCTGTCTGCGGCCTTTGCCGCACCGACGAGCACACGCGGCTTTGGCGGCGTGATGGGCAACGTCATGCCCGTCTTCCAGCAGTTCGAGAAGGCCAAGCGCGACGCCGAGGAGGCACGCGCAGCCGACATGCAGAAGCTCACGCTGGCGCGCATGGGCACGACGGACGACGCGATCAAGAACGCGCTGGCCCTCCAGAAATTGCAGGCGGCGTACAATAAGCCTGTTCGCGGCGTCGCCGTTGGCGACCGGCTGGTTGACCCGTACACCGGCAAGGAGATAGGCGGAAGCGGCACTCCAGCGCCCGCCACCGTTGACGTGAATGGCGTCACGTACCTCACGACGCAGAGTGGCCGCCCCTCGACGCCAGTGCCAGAACGCAACAAGTTCCGCGCGGCGACGCCGGAAGAAGCTGCGGCATACGGTGCGAAGTCGGGTCAGATCAACCTCACGACGGGTGAGTTCAAGCCGATTACGCAAGCTCCGCGCCAGCTTTCGCAGGCTGAGCAGCGTGAGTTGATGGACACCGAAGATCTGCTGACCAAGGGCACCAGCACAGCCAGTTTGCTTCAGGAAGCCTTGAACCTTAACAACACGGCTTACGAGGGCAGTTTGTCTGGTGTGCGAAAGACGTTGGGGCAACTATTTGCCAGCGACAGCCCCGAGTACGTGGCGACGGAGCAGCTCGACAACCTTATCGGGACGTCGGCGCTGTCAAGCCTTAAAGAAACTTTCGGGGGCAACCCGACGGAGGGTGAACGTAAAATTCTACTCGACCTTCAGGCTTCAACCAGCAAACCGCGCGCCGTTCGGCAGCAAATTCTCGCCCGTGCATTGGAAGCGGCGCAGAAACGCATTCGCAGCAACACGCAGCGTCTTGAGAAACTTAAAGGCGGCTTCTACTCCACAAGGGGTGGCTCTGCGTCGCCGCAGCCGACCAAGGTCATTCGCTTCGACAAGAACGGAAACCGCATCTGATGCCTATCACAGCGCAACTGGCCGACGGCACTGTACTTGAGTTTGAAGACGGCACGCCCGACGCCGTAATCGACCGCGTCGTGAAGCAGCAAACAAGCGGTGCGTCTGCTAAGGCACCCGCGTCTGCTGAGGCACCCGCGCCCGACGGAGAGCCTGCTTTTGAAACTCCTGCGGCTTTCGCACCGGCTGACATCAACAAGCCGAACCCTGATTACGAAAGTGCTGTCGCGGACTTCATGTCCCGCGCCGCCAAGGAAAAGTCGTTTGATCCAAACGCCTTGAACGCCCTCGCGCAGAAGTACGGCTACCCCGGCGTGTCGAACCTCAGTGAGATCGAAACCTTCTACAAGAAGTCCGGTATGCTCAACCCAAAAGTGCGGTATGGGGCTATGGCTCCTGTGACGGCGCAGGTTGCGGCAAAGCCAGAAGAGATCGTCACCGAAATCCCACGCACTGGCGACATGGGCAACCGCGCCCGCGCCTTTGGCAAAGGCCTCCTGTTCGACTTTGCGGACGAGGCCGAGGCCGCTGCGCGCATGCTTGCCTCGGGCGAGATCAGTTCGGACGAGTATTACAAAATCAAGGGTCAGATCAACGCCGACTACGACCAGTGGGCCAAGGCCAACCCCGAAGAGGCTATCGGCCTTGAACTGACCGGCGGCGTTGCCGGTTCGTTCATCCCCGGCGTCGGCATTGTCGGTCGCGGCGTGCAAGGGCTTACGGGCCTCTCCCGCGTGGCAAGCGCCACAGGCCGCGCCGCTGGCGTTGGCGCGCTTTCTGGCGCGCTGTCTGGCATCGGTGCCGCAGACACGATGGGCGACATCCCTGCCGAGGCCCTCGAACAGGGCGTCATGGGCGGTGCGGTGAGCGCGCTGCTGCCGGGTGCTGGACGCCTCGGTACGCGGGGTTACGACGCCGTCATGCGCCGCCTTGGCCGTCAGCGCGGCGCACCAGATCGCGTAACTGTCGCCGCCACTGAGCAGGTCATGCGGGCGCTCGACGAAGGCAACATCTCGCCTGAGCGCGTCGGCGCAAAGATGCAGCTTGCCGAGAAGTACGGCGTGCCGACCGAACTGGGCATGGTCACGCCGGAACTTGAGCGCCTGACAAAGGCGGTAATGTCGAAACCGAACGAGGGGCGCGCGCAACTTACGCGGACGCTGGCTGAACGTCAGGCCGAGGCCCCCACTCGTGTTGGTGAACAGGTGATGGAGGCGTTTCCGAACGCGAAGGACTTTTTTGCGGCGGAAGACGCGATCACCGAAAACCTGCGCGACATTGGGCGTTATCAATATGAGCGCGCCTACGCCGTTGGGGAAGTCCGCGACCCACTCATCGACATGATCCTCAAACAGCCGCGCTTGCAGAAGATCTTCATGCGCGCCAAGGACATCTCCGACACGGCTGCTGCTGCCGCTGCGGCGCGTGGAGAAGACCCCGCGCAGTATGCCCTGCGGGTTAAAATGGACCCCGTGCTCGACGCGTCTGGTGCCCTTGTCGGCCTGAAGCCGACGGATGGCTTCATCCCAGACGTTCGCTCACTTGACTACGTAAAGAAGGCGCTGGACGACGAGATCGACAGCATGTTCCGTGGTAAGAGTTCGGCGGGCAAGGGTGAGGCTTCGGAGCTGCGCGACCTCCGCAACTCGTTCGTCAAGCGCCTTGATGCCCTTGTTCCTGAGTATCGGGAAGCCCGCGCGGCTTACGCGGGCGATCTGGAAGTGCGTGACGCCTTGCGCTTGGGCCGTGATGCCCTCGGCAAGAAAATGCGCCCACAGCAGGTCGAGAAGGCATTTAACCAAATGTCTATCGGTGAGCAGGAAGCCTTCCGCAGCGGTGCCTTGCAGCGTCTCCTTGAGCCGCTTCAGGACGTATCGACCGCGCGTAACTTTGCTCGCGACATTATCGAAAACAAAGCCACCCGCGCCAAGTTGCAGATGATTGTTCCCAAGGAGCAGTTCCGCGTTCTGGACGCGGCCCTCAAGCGCGAGAGCGAACTGTTCAAATCCACGTCGCGCGCGCTGGGCGGTTCTCAGACGACACCGCTGGCGCAAGACATTAACGCGCTGGACCAGAGCATTGCCGCTGGCGACATCGACACGGCGGTCAATCTGGTGCTCAACCCCAGTGTCGGCAATTTGTCCCGCATGGCGGCGCATCTCCTGAGCAAGATGCCCGGAAGCAACATGACCGAGCGGGTGTATACCCGTCTGGCGCAAGCCCTCCGCACGTCGGACCCAGACAAGCTCGCCGATGTGCTGACCGAGTTCCGCGCGGCGCAAGAAGTGGCTGCGCGTAACCTTGCTGTCGAAGGCCAGATGGCCGGACGAGGGGCCGCTGTCGTTGGGTCCGTTGCGCCTGCGATGCTTGAGGAGCGGGCGAACGAGATGCCGCCTGCCGTGGCCTTCATAGACCCTAACGCGGAAAGCCTTGAAGACACCTTGCGAAAGGCCGAGGAGGTGCGCAACGCGCCGCTGCCGGAAGATGAAGTCGCGCCGGAGATGACACCGCAGGCGGGAGAAGCCTCCGCCTTTGGCGAAATACTGGACAAATCGACAGGCCGCTATGTCGCGCAGAAGGAAGACGGCACGTATTTCTTCACAGATAATGGTGCGCCAGCATCTTCACCAAAGTTCGCTCGTGGCGGCTTGATGGACCCCGCAAGGGAGTATCGCTGATGGCCGGAAGTCGCGGTAGCGCATCAGTCCGCAGGGCAAACGCGGCAAAGGCCCAAGGTCTTAGTCCTGTCGAGCGGCAGGTACAGAAGCTGTTCGGCCTCAAGCCGAAACTGAAGCGCGCCACGTTTTTGCCGGTGGCAGTTGACCCGAAGACAAACGACTGGTCGTGGGCAGCTCCGCAAGTGCTGTACGACATGGCAGGCGACTTCGTGACGCCCGGTCTCGTCGCGGCGGGACAGCCGGTAGGCAATCTTGAGAAAGCCGCGTCTCGCTTCTCCGCCAACTTCACAGGCACAGGTGGCGTCGCTGGCCGCGTCGGTCGCGGCGCTCTGGGCGAAGGCCGCGCCGTGCTCGGCATGTCGGGTGCGCCGAAGTTTGTGCGCCCCTCTGTCTCCCCTATCGCGACACAAGCAGGTGAGCGTGGGCTTCCATTGCGCGGGGCGGCTCAAACGGAAGCGCAACACCCCAGCAAGTTCGGAGTTTTCTCCAGCTACAAGACGCCGACCCCCGTTGAAGAAACGATGGTTGTTGCTGAACCTTACGCTGTGTTGCCGCGTGACCGGATGTTCGACATAGGCCGTCTGGAAGGCGCGAAGGTCGTTTCTTTGTACGGCGACCGAGAACGTGCTGGCGACACCATTCTGAGGGTAAACGACCATCCGACGAACGTAGACACGCAGGGAGGCGCGATGTTCCCCGCGCTTCAAGAAGCCCTCGGCAGTGAGGGCGCGTGGGGGTCTGAGTATGGCGCGCTTAAACCTATCCGTCGCGCCGTTGAGGAAGGGTTGGACGCGGGGCAGCGGGTCTTCGGCGTCACCACGGCGATGGGGCCGGGTGCTCTCAATCAAACTATCGACATGACGGACCTGTTGCACCAGATGGCGCAAACAAGCCCGATCCGCAAAAGTGACCTAAGTGTATTCGACAAACAGGTCCGTGAAGTGCTTCCCGGCTACGCAGGCTTGCTGCACGACGAAGCTGCGCAGCAACTGCACGGCATGACACAGGGCCAGCGGAAAGCCTTCGTGGCGTTGTTGGACAACGCTAACGCCCTAAAGCAAGGCCTCCCTAATGTTCCGGCTGCCCGTTACGCGTTGACAGACCAAAATCTGATAGACGTCCCCGCAGGGACTACTGGGTACTCGTTCGTTGAACTCGGCCCGAAAAGCCTCGTTCCTCTTGAAGGGGGCGTCGCGCACCGGACGTACCCAGATCGCATGTGGGGGACGTACGAAGGACGCGGGCCTCTAGTCCCGTTCACCACCATGTTCAGCGACTTTTCTAAAAACCGCCGCGCCTCTAACGCCCTTGCAGGTTCTGATTTGCGGGCGTTCGAGCTTGGCAAGCCCTCGCAAGACATGACCCCAGAGGCGTTCGATCTTCTTATGAAGTACCTTCAGCAGGTTGACGAACCATATTGAGGATGGTCTGAATTTCGATAGCAAACACCTTGCTTAGAGCTTCAGCACCCGCTTCGTCCCCGTCTGTCGCCGCCAACACGATGTCATGCGCCAGATTGTAGGCTCGTTCTTGCGCGTCTGTAAGCATTATTTCGCCCTCTCAATGATGCGGTTGCCGAAGAAGACAATCTTCTCGCCGTCGTACACCGCGCTATTCTGTCCCGGCTTGCCGCGTCCCTGACGCAGCGCAGCCACGCGCCACGCCGCCTTGAAGGCGTTGGCGACGTCGTACTCCATGTTGAACGCCTCGATGATGTCGTTGCACTCCGCCGTGTACGGGATGCCGCCAGACGTCGGCTTGGGCACCTCGATCTTGTAGTAATCCGACGATCCGCCTGTCAGTTTCTGCCCGTGTGAATTAGCGCACACTTTTGCCTCCTGCCACGTGTCATGCTCCGTGTAACATACACTGCATAGTTGTCTCATTTCTTCCTCCGTTTAAGCGCCTCTAACAATATTTCCTGCACGGTCTTCTTCGACGTCAGGCGGTACATGACAAGCGTGTCGACCGTGTTGCTGGCGAGGATCGGGTAGATGAAGACAGGGCGATCATAGCCCGCCTGCTTCTGCCGCATCGGCCCGATGCGCTCGATGATCTGCATGTGCTCCTCGAGGTTCCAGTTGACCCCGTAAAAGGCCAGTATGTTGCCCCCGTCGGCAAGGTTCAGCCCGTGCCCCGCAGATGCAGGGTGAGCGAATAGTAGCCCAATTTCCCCCCTGTTCCACTGCCTGATCGTGTCAGGGTCAGCGTCCAAGACGCGGCCTCGAGGATAACGCTTCTGTAGCCGGGCCAAGTCGTGCTTGAAATTGTAGGCCACCAAGACGGGCGCACCGTTCGCTTCCTCAATGACGCTGTCCAGCGCCTCCAGCTTGGCATCATGAACCGCCTCCCAATTCCCATAGTCGTCGACGTAAGCAGCCCCATTGGCAAGCTGCAAGCACTTCTGCGTCCGCACCGCCGCATTGACGGCCTCGACGCCCTCGTCGCCGATCTGCGCGAACATCTCGGTCTCCATGTCGGTGTATATGGCGCGCGCGGCTGGCGGCAGCTCGACGTAGATCGGGGTGGTGATCGGCTCGTCCACCGGCAGGCCGCGCACGGTCAGGCAGATGTCCTTGAGCCTCTCCTCCACCTCGGTCTGCGTGTGGGCGTAAGGCACGAGGCTGTAGCCGTCATAGCCCTTGCGGAACCAGCGTTGCTCAAAGGCGCTGAACGTCTTGCCCAGACGCTCGCCCTTGTCGAGGAACCATATCTGGCCCCACAGATCCTTGACGCCGTTCGGCGCGGGTGTGCCCGTCAGGCCGATGAAGCGGTTGACGTGCGTGTGCGCCACGCCGCCCAAGGCCCGTGCGCGAGATCCGCCCTGCCGCAGACGGAAGGACTTCAGGCGCGTGAACTCATCGGCGATCACGGTCTTGAAGGGCCACGCGTCGCCCAGAGCGGTACGCAGCCAGACGAGGTTGTCATAGTTGGTCGTGTAGATGTCGGCTGGGGTGTCGAGCGCCTTCTGACGCTGCTTAGGCGTGCCTGTGATGACGCTGACGCGCAGGTGCGACAGGTGCGGCCACTTCTGGACCTCGTCAGGCCACGTAGAGCGCGCAACGCGCAGCGGGGCGAGTACGAGGGCCGGATAGACGTCCTCGACCACGGAGAGGGCCTCCAGAGCCGTCAGAGTGGTCACGGTCTTCCCGCCGCCCATGGGCATCCACAGGGCTGCCCTGCGCTCCTTGTATAGGTGCGCGAGGGCCTCCTGCTGATAGTCGTGTGGCTTAAAGGTCATTTCGCCATCTGCTGAAGGGCCAGTGCCTGACACTGGGCGTATGTGAGCTTCGGTGCGCGCTGCCAGATGGCGTCGGCGCGGGTCTCAACCTCGTCGGCGAGGGCGTATGCCATGGCTTTGAGTTCGGCTTGGGTGCGCTTGGTCTTCATGTCGGTTACTCCGTGTTGCTGATGCACCCTAATTGCACATGCAATCAGACGTTGCAACCCCCTCAACGAACTTTTTTCACGATCTCGTCGATGTCCTCAATCGACCGCGCGATGAACACCGGCATGCCGTCCTCCCGCATGCGCTCGATCTCCCGCTGCTGGTGCCCGCTGATGCGGTCGCCGTCGGCCTTGATCTCGATGAAGGCGACGTGCGGCCACGTCCACCAGATAAAGCAGTCTGGGCAGCCCCTGCGGCCCTCCCAGCGCACCTTGCGGTACTGACCGCCGCTCTTCTGCACGACGTGCTTGAGATGGTCCTGTAGGCGTCCTGCGGGGGTCACAGCAGATCCCATCCTTCCGGCTTCGGGTACGGCTCTTTCTTATACCGGATCAGGGGCTGTGTCTTCTTTTTGAACGTCCGGTCGCCAACGAGGTAGATGTAGCGGTGCTTGCGCGGGCGTAGCTTGTAGTAGAAGTCGTCGCCGTATTTAGCCTTGATGGCCGCGACACGGCTTTCCGCGCCCCTGAACTGGTCGGATATGGTCTGGCTGTGCAGGTGCTCCTGCCCTCTAATCTTCCAGTCTGTGCGTTTTGCCGACAGGCCGTAATAGCCAAAGTTGGTCGCCTGATAGATGTAGCCAAAATGCCCTTGCTCCGTGTCCGCAAAGGAGACGACAATGCGGCCCTGCGGCAGCATCCGTAAGCTGCGGCCAACAAGCATGCTCGCGTGGTTGCGGACGTTGTTCCGAAGGCACAGGCGGTTCAGCTCCAGCACGGCTGAAGCCATGTCTGGGCCAGCCACGCCTGTGCGGAGCGTCGAACTCAGCGGCGTGCCATAGGTGACCACGCCAAGCAGCTCGTCGCCGTCAAACAGCCCGAAGGCGTAAGAAATGCTAGGCCACCGTTTGGCGTAATGGATGTCGAGGATGAACTCCTCACAGTCGGAGCGTTTTACCGCGCGGACGTCCATGCCCCTATTCCTTCCTGTAACGGCGGGTCTCGAAGCCTGCCGCCGACAGGGGCAGCCCCGCCGACCAGCTCGGGTTGGTGGACATCAGCTCGGCCAGACCCTCGTGCGTGTACGTCGGGTCGTCCGGCGTCTCGCAGACCAGCTCGTCGTGCACGCGGATGCAGACCTCGAAGCCGTCGACCTCGGCGCGGAGCATGCCCGACATGAAGACGTCGCGGGCGATAGCCTGCACGGCGTTCTCCGTCAGCTTGCCGCCGTACGTGTCGAGGCGCTCCCACTTGCGCGTGTATTGGTTCATGCCCTCGTGCGTGATGCTGCCGCTGTCCGACACCTCGGGGCGTGGGTAGCACAGGTAGCGACCGCTCGGCAGGCGCATGCGCAGCCATGCGATGCCCTGCGTGTCCGGCTTGACGTCGAACGTGATCAGGTCGCGCAGGCCGAAGCTCTCGCCCAGATTGTTGATCGCCTCGCGCGCAGCCGCCTCCATGTCGTACCACAGGCTGCGCGTGCGCGGGTGCGCCTTGCGCCAGCCGGTGACGATCTCTTGGATGGCCTCGTCGGTCATGGCGTCGAAGACCGCGCCGCCCATCTTCCGGTAGGCCCCGACGCCGCCCTGATAGCCTCCAGCCAGCTCAGGCACCTTGCCTTGAAGCTGCCGCTCGCTCTTCGTGATGTCGCCGGGGTCTTTGTCGAGGATGCGCCCTGCGGTCACCTTGTACAGGTCGTGCCCGTCGCCGCGATCATAGGCCTTGAAGGCTTCGATCTTCCAGTTCTCGCCCGCCAGCCACGCCAGCACGCGGCCTTCGATGTTCGACAGGTCGGCGATGACCAGCTTGCGGCCCACAGGCGCGACCAGCGCGCCGCGCACGCCGAAGGCGCAGCGCTCGCTGACGTTATCCCAGATGATGTCCTCGCAGTCCGCCTTGAAGGCCGCGACGGTCGTCTCCTGCACGACGTCGTCAAACCAGTCAGGCGAGCGGGGCAGGTTCTGGGGCTGGAACAGCCGACCGGCATCACGCCCCGTGCGCGCCGCGCCGCAGAACTGGATCAGGCCGCGCAGGCGACCGTCGCGCGACGTGCCGTTGAGCAGCACGGTGTACTTGGCGGGGCTGGTGGCGGCGGCCTGCTGCCGTATCTCGAGCAGCTCGCGCACCTCTGGGTCGAGATCCCCGCTGAGCAAGTTGCCGAGCGTGGCGCGCGTCAGGTCTTCCGGCTCGAAGTTGAGCTTGTCCTTGAAGTGGTCGAGCAGCCGCTGGCGCTGCGTGGTCGAGGTGACGCTGCCGCCCGTCAGATGGGCTGCACGAGTGGCCAGAGTTCTTGAAGCTCGGTCAAAAGCTCGGAGAGCGGATCGTGCGAAATCGAGGTCGACGGCGATGCCACGGTCATTAATTCTTTGGTCTGTGATCCAAAGGTTGCGCTCATGGTCAGTATCGTTCCAATGCGGCAGACGTCCATGTACGTCTCGCATCGCGTCCACGTCGAGGCGGGCGTATTCGATGAAGGCTTTCCACTCATCAGGATGCGTCTCCCGTGTTGCCCTGCGCAGCTTCCAGTTCTTGGGGCAGGGCTTGGTGAACAAGTGTATCAGCTTTTTGCCTGCCTTGTCTTTAGCTTTATCAGTCGGCACGTTCAGGACGTCGCAGAGCTGGCCCAGCGACGCAGGCAGGCCGTGGGACAGGGCCAACACCATCGTGTCGACGATCTTCTCGACGGGGATGTTGACGCCGCAGTGGCGCAGCACGGTGCGGTCGAAGTTGCTGTTGTGGATGACGACCTTGTCGGCGTTGTCAACGGCCTGCTGAAGAGCACTCCGCCAGTTGACGGCG